TTGCACAGGTGTGTCTACATATATGAGGCACATACCATTTTGTTTCTGCAAAACCTAAGTAATCCCTAGCTTTATTCCATGTCTTAGTAACCCAGTCTTCACTATAAGGAAACAACTTATCAGCAGGTTTACACTTCAAATAATAAGGACGCAAAATCTGCTGAACAGTATCAGTCATAGGAACACTAATAGGGTTATCACATTTCCTTTGTGCAAAAGTAATTTGATTCAATTGAAAATCAATATACATTTTTTGCAATCCAAGAAGCTCCCCCCTCCTACAACCAAGGTCTATTAAACATTTAACAAAGTCATGGTGTACATATAACTTCCAAGAAAGAAAAGTATTTAGTAGGTCATCTTCCATTTCTTCAGTAAGAAAATGTATTCTTCCCTTCTCTTCTTTTAATCTTCTTGGAAATTTAATTAGGTCACAAAAACCATCGTCTTCCATATCCATTAATAAGACTTTTAAGGCAGAAACCTTTTTATTTATTGTCTTATTAGTGTTGTGATATGGCCTTCCTTGTAGTGTATCAACAACCTGATTCACTGATTGAGTAGTGATTGCATTTACTGGTATATCTCCAAGGATCTTTTTGACATGATCCATAGCGATTAACCAGTTATTACCATCTGCTTTACCACGTTTTCGTCTGTTATAAACAGTCCTTATAGCTTGAGATAAACATGGGCAATCCCTCAAGCTTTGGACTTTGTTTCTGGGCATGAAGTCCTCCTTTTTTTATGGGCAGAAATAATAATTATGCTTATTTGCTTCGATCAATTAGACATTAGTCTTATATTTTTCTCTTTCATTCCTTCGACCATCAGCATTGCACAGTCTTCTACATCATCATCTTTCAATAAAGATGCCATCAATAGAATTGCAATCTGATGTTTCTCAAAATCTGGTAGTTCAGATAAAACATCAAGACAATTCTTGACTCGTTCTGAAAAACCTAATGAATCAAAGCCTTCTTTTTGTTCAATCATTTGAAATTAGGGTTACGTTGTTGTACTGTTAAAGAGGGATGACCATTGTAAGACCAATACTCTTCAGCCTCTATTTGTTCTATTAATTCATTAATCTCTTCATCAGATAGATCGTTAAAGAGATCAGAATCAGGATCAATAATCACTTCTCCTCCTTTGGTGGATGTGGATAGTAATAAACGTGGCCATCTATCATATGTTCGTAATAGATATCCTTTATTTGACTGTGACAAAGGATATATTCCTCAGACCAAGCCGGATATTCATCAGCTTTTTTCATCTTTTTTCCTCCTTTTTAAATTCGCTCTATGTCTACTGACTTGAGTACTCCAAGTCGTTAACTCTTTAAGCGTGTCTTCTAGTTCAGTGACAATAGAAGCAAGATGAGTTTCACTAGCCTCTAGTGTTAATGAATCATCTCTAGCTCCATTCATAATTGATAGAAGCTCATTTACTTCATATTCTCTTGTAGTAAAACACTCCCCACACTTCTTACATTGTCTTCTACGTCTTAGATAAGGAGTTGTATCCCTATTGCGTGATTCAAGAACATCAGAATCGCCCCCAATGGAGGCGAAACTGACGGCTTGGCAGGATGGACATTTAAGCATCGTTTTATTTGCTTTTAAAAAAGCACTAAGGAAATAAATAAAACACCAGCTAGGGATAATAAGAACTGTCGTTCTTCTTTTAAATCATCAATAGCTTTCCTATGATCTTTTACGATCTCAAGAAGTGGTGCTTTATTTTGTTTCTTAATCCACCCCATAGTTCTATCTATAGAACGGATTTCTGGTTGAACAATAGGTTCAGTAATGACTCCCTGTTTAGGAGCCACTGTTGTAGTGGTTGTCATTTTTAAAAAGATTCTGGGTCTTTGAGGTTCCTACTAGAGGAACCTTTAAAACACTAAAACTGCTTTAAGGGTTCGTCAAGAGTTTGCCCAGGGATAATAAAGACACGTCACCTAAAAGAAAGAAAAAAGAGAGGCCAACTAAATGACCTCTTTGTTTCATGAATTTAAAGCCTCGTAATGTTCCTTTAATTGCTCGTCTGAAATCTCATGGTTAAACCATGCATCTTCATGTTGAGCTCTTAAAGCTTGTTGAAAAGCTTCAGTTGCAATTTGCCTTTGCTTTTCAATATTTATTAAGAGAGCCTCATTATGTTCTGATGGACAACTAGCTAAATGATTAATGAGTTTGACCATGTGGTCTTTCTCTATAACACTTAACTTTTCCCATCTGCAATTGAGTTCAATTGATAGTTTCATAAGTTTCTGGGACTTAGTAAAAGGATTCTTAGAGAACCCTAGGGAGCCCCCTGAGAGGCTCCGTAGGATTGTCTTAAACAACTGCTGTAATTTCTTCAGCAGCTTCTAATCTTTGGTGGCAATAAGATTCAACAATTACCCAAACAGCCCAAGTAATTAAGCCGTTTAAGTCCATTCTTGACTCATGAGGTGCATCAGTAAAATCTAAATCTAATTCAAATAATTCGGCATTAATTTCATCTTCGTATTTGAAAAAGAAATCACGAATTTCTGAATAATAAATAAATCCTGATACACCCCCTTGACATCCATGATTAGAAACGTCTTTTACTTCATCTAAATCATTAAATCGTTGATTTAAAGCTTCAGTTAAAAGTGACATAATAAAAGTTCTGGGTCTAGGTTCTGGGTCTAGGCTCTTTTTGAGGAGCCTTTAGAAGGCTAAAAAGCCCTCTAAGGGATCTACAAAATTTCCGCTAGGGATAATTAAAGTTCCTCTCCTTCTAATTCAGTCCAAAGATCTTCTAAAGCATCCAATAGTTCTTCCATAATTGGATAATCTGAAATAAGTTTTTCATACTCTCCTTCTGGAAGATCCTTGGATAAGCCGTAGTACTTCAGTACTGTTTGAACATTTGCGCATATTCTTGGTAATTTCCTTAGTGGCATTTCTGAGAAAGATTCTCCAAGAATTGTGAAATAGTCAGAAGACATAATTTTAAAAGGTTCTGGGGCTGAAACATTAGTGACACCAATGCTTCTGGTCTATTTTAAACCTAAATAGTGTTATTTCCAATAGCTCTAGTGTCCTCTGTATCTTTTGTTACTACCTGTCTGTATCATTTGTTGCATCCATTCCTTGAGATCCCCCTATCCATCATACTGTTAAGTTATATAACTATCCCATCGATAAAATAAAAACACAAGTACAAATGTACTGATTTAAATAGTTTCGACCCTAGAGCCCTCCCAATCAGATATTTAATCTGGTGGAAACTCAATGATATCAAGGTTTTAGAAAGTTAAAGAACAAAAAGACTCTCTTTTTCTGCTAAAAAAGCGACCATATACGGGGAAATTCAACTTTCTCTATATACGTATACCCCTTCAAATTTTTGGACCAAAACCAAGGGTATAACTATAGAGATACCTATAGATAGTTATAGGTATAGCTATAGGTTAGTTATAAGTCAGTCCCACCAACCACCCCTTTAGCTCTAAAGAATCGCCCAGATGATTCTTAGGGAGAGCTAAATACTGACTTAGATAAGAGGATAAAGGGAGAAGCAGTAGCAGCAACTCCTATTTGGGAATCTAAGTAGTCAAATGTACCTATGGGGTCATATTTGGGTAGTTATACGACCCCCCCTATAGTCCCCCCCAAGTGGTCTTTATCCAAGAGTAGGCCCTAATAAGAAGAACTTATGAATGAGGTAGAGGAATCATCAGCTTGTTTAATCTGTTGAGGAGTCATCCCCATAGCTGTTTGGGTAATAGTTTGGTTAATAGATTCACCCCAATTATCTAGGTGAAGACGAAGTAGCTCATCTTTACGGGATTGAATATTTTTATCTTCATCAGCAGCCATGTAATCAGTCCAATAGGAGACAGCTCCAGAAAGAGCATCAAGGATGTCATCGTGAACTAAAGAGCCTTTATGACGGGTTATGCGGCTCATTTGGTAGAAGAGTTGGAGTTTAAGTTTTCGTTCTGGAGCTTCGTTTGGATTAGATCTGTAGTCTTTATCAACGACTTTTCTATCAATTATTAGTCTGTGAGAGTTCATGACAGGTTCTAAGGTATCGATAATACGGAACTCTTTGGTCTTGTTATTACGAACGTTTTCTACTTCACAGGGGTGATAACGATTAAGGAAAGGTTTTAAGAGTTCAGCGAACATGCCACCACCAAAGTTTTCTTCCACGAGGATGGTATTAACTTTATGGTCTCTAGCTAATTTGGATAATTTGGTAAGTACTAGCTCGTCATAACCGCCTATAAGGCCACCAGCATCGGTTACAAAGAGGTTTCCATTAAGCATCTTTACGATGGCATAACCAGTAGCGTCTTTACCTTTTCCAGAGGGGTCAACAGCCATAACTGAACCTGTATATTCAATCCAATCACCGAACTCTTGAGCAGGTCTGTAATATCTGTCTCCGTTAAAACCAACACAAGGGAGATCAGAGAGTGTGTATTCGGGTGAATTAGACCAGATAACTTTTTCTGGAGCGTGTTCAGGGTTAACTGAGGAAATTATTAGATCTGAGAGTTTTAGAGGATAACGGTCTTGATCAGAAAGGGAAGTATCCAGCATGAACTGGAGAGAGAACCCAGAACGGCCATAGGAGGCTTCACGTTCCATTAGATCAACGGTATTGAATCTTTCTGGGTCAACAGGATCTTTAGGCTTTACAAGCTCATCTGCAAGCCTTTGAGCAAGTTTAGGAGCAAGTCTATCTCCATAGTTATTTTTAAGAGAAGGGTATCTAGCAGGCCATATACAGGTGTTATATCCACGTTCTTCAAGTGTTCCGTAAAGGGATTGTTCAGTTTGAGGAGTACCTAGGAAACAGATCTTGCCATTGGGTTTAAGGATTGCGTCAAATTCTTTAACAGCTTCGGAGAGTTTGTCTCTCATCGGTTGGGTGAAGGAGTTATTAGGAACTTCTACGTCATCAGCAACTACCTCATCTGCCCTAGAACCAGCCATTTGACCTAAGACCCCTACAGACTTGACTGAGGGAGCATGGTCAGCTCTTGCTGGTCTTACATCAAAACTAATCTTTGAGTTCCTCTGATTCCCATCTGGGCGTAGAGGAGCAAGAATATCCATCTCAGTTATTAATCTCATCGTGAATGTGGAGAAGTTATCTGCTCTGTCTTTTGAAGCAGAGACCACAAGGAATTTCAGTTGTGGATCCATGCGAAGTTTCCATACCACATAGGCGGAAGTGATCCAAGATTTACCTACACCTCTAAAGGCTTGGATTATTTTTCTTCTAGGACCGTGTTGAAGGTATTCAGCTATTTCTAGTTGGACTGGAGTTGGGTCCGGGAGGTTTAGATGCCTCCAAGTAAGAATTAGAAAGTATCTAAAGTCTTGTAATTTCTCTGGTAGTGGTTGCAATTATCTTTCTAAAGGATGAATAGCTTCTAAGTCAGGAAGAGAAGCCATGAGATCACCAAAGGGTGATTCTGGTACAGGTAAACATTCAATACCATTATCTTTTAGGAACTGTCTAGCTACATTTAAGTCAGAAGGTTTAGCTTCACCAGTTCTAATACGATCCAATAATTCTTTTATGAGTTCACTATGAAGAACTTCTAATAAGTCTTTACTATCTTTGCTGTTCATGAGTCTTCTTCAATGTCAAATAATATAGCGTTTATAGCAGAAAGTTTCTGACCAAATGTTTTTGGTTGTTTAACGGGATTCTTTAATCCGATTATACGAGCTTCTAATAAAGCAACTCTTTCCATGCAAGTTGCAATGAAATGTGCTTGGTGAAGAGTTTGTCTTGCTAAGTAAATAGCATGGCATTTTAATTCAGTAATGTTGTTGATTTCTTTGATTTCTATGACATGTTTTTCTATAGCAAATTCATCTTCTACAGAAGGTTTAGAACAGAGTTCATCTAAGAAATCAAGATTCAGGATTACTTCTTTTGCCATATTTTTTACCTAAACCAGTGTATAGGGAATGAAATGGATGATCAGGATTAGACCTGTTGTCTAATTCGTACCATTCTTTCATTTGTAATACTCTAAGCTCATCTTCTCTTCTCCAGCTTGGGTTGTAACTACTCATTAAAAATACCTATGACTTTCCAAGTTTAAGGAAAATTGTTAGTTTTAGCATGGTCTTATGCGTCCCCATCATTAAGACCCTTCAAAGCTCCCTTGGTGTAGTAATTAGAGGGAGCTTTGTTGTGCTTGTCTTAGCTTTGCAAGTTCTATATCAACGTGATTCAAGCGTGAGTATATGTCTTTAACATCTGTATGCATATCAATGACATGATTATTTAGAGATTCCATTGAAGTTTGAATACGAACTAGGTCATCACGTTGCTGTCTGCCACGAAAAGAGACACTTCCAACGC